AGGATCATCGCGCCGGAAGCGTCAGCCTTTCCGGTGCGGTTCTTCACGACGGAAACGCCCATCTGTCGCGACGAGTCGTCGCCTATCCGGTGAAGCGTCAGGATCATTTCCGGCACACGGCCGATCTGCCCCTTGATCTGAGACAGGGGCACGGGCTGATTACCGTCGTTACTGTCGCCTTTTACGTGGTGTAGGGCGACCACGCATGCGCCCGTTTCACGGGCAAGCTCATGCAGGTACTCACAGACCTTTTCAAGGGCGACGTAAGAGTTACTGTCGCCCTCGGCGTCAGGCTGCACATTGCTCAAGTTGTCGACGATGATCAGCTCAGGCCACATGCCGTAAGTCACGGCGAAAGCCTTCAGCTCCCCTTCGAGGTCGTCTATCGAGAGAGACGCGGTGAAGTCCCACCGGAGATGATCGAAGCCGTCAAGCTGAGCTTCTACGGCCTTCGTGTTGCCCTTATCTAGGGCGTTCTCGATGTCCCGAGTGAGCCACCCGGAAACGTTCGCAGCACACCGGACAAACATCGTCTGAGGGTCCGTGTCGGCCGAGAAGTAGAAGGCCGGAACACGGGAGTGAAGGGCGAGACCCATACTCAGTGCGGACTTACCGACACCGGGGGCCGCGGCGACAATCGTGAACTGTCCTCGGCGGAAGTGAACCGTGTTCGCGGCGAAGGTCTTGAAGATTACGGGCAGGGGTTCGCCGGTCTTTCCAGCGTCGCCCTTAGCTCGAACAATCGTATACAAGGGCGATTCTCCGGTTAGGCCGTGCGAAGGGCCCGAACGCGGATGCGGCCGTCCCAGTCAGGATTACGGGCGATGATGATTCGGGCGTAGTGGGCCCGGAAGTCGTTGTTAATCTTGAATTCGTCGTGACTGGTCGTCTTCAGTCCGCGGTTCCATCGGAGGATTTCGCAGAGAAAGCCGATACCGACCGAGGGCTTACCCGACTCGAACCACGATCGGGCCAGGGCTTCAAGCTCGGCCAGGACGTGAGGGTTGTCGGAGTGAAAGCGACGGAAGCGGGCTTCGATCGAGGGCACGTTTAAACTCCGTTTCAGGGCATAGGAAAAGCGCGTTGGTCGGCCTTCGGCCTGGCAGTCGCGCCCCTGCCAACTTGCTAGAGCGCAAGCACTACTTGATGAACTCCAGAGAGCACGCGTCCGGGGTTCCCTGGGGGGCCGGGCAACCCCAGGCACGCCACGTGCCAGGCTTGTTCTTGTAGGGCTTCTCGATGAATCGCTTCGTGCCGTGCGGACACGTCGGAGCGTTCCCGTAGGGGGTCGCGGCCTGGCCGGCAGAACTGCCCTGAGAGCCGTTCTGAGAGCCACCGTCGTACGCCCCGGGGTGAGTTACCGGACGGGCCCCGAGAGCGGCCCCTAGGGCTTCCTCGGCCCGCAGAGCGGTAACGGCGCCACCGACCAGAGCGGACACACCCGAGGCCGAGAAGCCGTCAAGGATGTCGGTCAACTCGCCGAGGCTTCCCGCCTTCACGACAACCCACGAAGCGTCATGGCCGCCATGGGCCTTCATGGTCACGCTGATCTCAGACATTCACACTCTCCTGATTGGGGTACTGACTGGCATCTATGCCGTTGAAGTCACAAAAGCGTCGGACCGTACAGGTACGGCAAGCGTCGCCAGGATTGGGAAGGAAGAGGCCGAGCTTTACGGCCTGGTCCATCTGTCGGAACCATCGGGTGACCTTCTCTCGCGAGAAGTCCTGAAGGTTCCACGGGTCGGTAGGGGCGTTGTTCTTCGCCATGAAGAAATCGCCGAAGCCAGGCTTGACGCCGAAGAGGTCGTCTAGGGCGTGGTCGTAGATACCGAGCTGAAAGGCCGTAGCGGGAAGCTTCGTACCGGTCTTCAGGTCTCGGACCCGTAGATGTCCGTCCGGGTATTCCACAACCTGATCAATGAAGCCCTTTACGGTCACGCCTCCGAGCTGAAGACTGAACGGAAGCTCGATAGCGGGCATTCCGTCGACCGGTTCCCAAATCTTCTCGGGGGCTTCTATGGCGTATTCGAAGTACGCTTCTACCTGATCTCGACCGCGCTTACGGCGGTTCTTAATGTCCGTCTCGGGCTTCGTCATGCCCCCGGTGAGCCATCGAGAAATGTCAGGCTCGACGGCCAGGGCCGCGGCATAGTCGCGGTCCCAAGCCTCTTCGAACCACTCTCCGAGCTGGTCGGGCCCGTAGGCCCGATGGCTCTTTTCCCACTTCTCGACGGCCTCATGAAAGGCCGTTCCCTGAATGAACCAAGCGGCCTGATTCTGGGGGGCCTTCGCCACCTTTTCGAGTCGGTACGCTTCACCGCACCGCACGAAGGACGAGTATTGAGAGACGGACCGGTGAAGTACCGGTTCCGTCAAGGTCACTCCCCCGCGGTCGACGGGTTACCGCTGGCAAGGTTCGAGATCTCGCCGAGAAGGGCGGCCTGAACGACCGTGTCAGAGAACTTCGGAATGATGCCGTTGGACAGTCGGACGGTCGAGCCGTGAACGGCAAGCTCGACCACCACACGGCCCAGGCCGTTGTCATACACAGGGCGGATGGTGACGGCGCGGCCGTCAACGTCGGTGAAGTCGGCGGTAACGGTCGTGGCGGAGTTGAACCCGTTCATGTCTCTTGGCTCCAATGCTAGTTTCAGGGCAATGAAAAGGGGCGCCTCGGCGGTGGCGCCCCAGGTCGTATGAAGTTGTTGAGCGGTAGGCCTTACTCGAACACCCAATAAGCGGTGGTGTATTCGTCCCCGTGACCGCAACCGAGCGTTTCGCTGGTCCAGCCTCTTAGGGGCATGGATCGGACGGGAATCAGTCCCCGCAGGGTTTGAAGGTCTTCCCCGTCCGCGTTTGCGCCACAGAAGGCGACTTCGACTCTCGTGCCGTTCATGTAGCGCACCCTGCATACCGAAACCACTTGAGGTATGTCCCATAGGACATCAACCCCCTGAAGGTCGACCCCTGCGTTATTGAGGTCTAGCCCCGTAGAGCTGTCTATCAGCATGATCTCTTCCTCGCGCCCGTTCCGCACACACGACCTTCACCACGCTCACAGCTCCTTCCTAACTGTGAACGAGGTAAGGAAACTGTAACTGGAAACATGCACGGCACATACCAGTTCAAGGGCCATCTAGTTGAAACTTTGCCATCTGTTCACGTCTAAACTGGAACGAACATCGGTCGGCATTGTCGACCCTTTGCCTAAGCGGCAAGTCCGGTCAAGCGGCGGAGCCGATCGGCAAGCGTCATGCGGGGAATCCCCAGCTCACGGGCCATGGCAGAGATCGAAAGACCCTCACCATGCATCCGAAGAATGCGAGCATTGTTCAACTCTTCGAGCATGATCACTCGGAAGTGTCGAGCGTCCCGACGCTCGTCAGGGGTCATGCCACCCCATACGCCAAACTCCTCATTCTCACCCAACTCGGCACACTCGGTGCGAGCCGGACAAGCGTTGCAATCAGCCTTGGCCGAAGCAACCTTCTTCGGGTCTTCACTGAACCACTTGTCGGGGACGGCCGCACAGGGAATCAAGGTGCCTCGCAATGCTGGGAATTTATTCTTTCCTGCCTCGGCCGTACGTCCCCGGGTCTCTCCCCGGTTCCTCCGTACCCCCTTGGCATATGCCCATCTTGGCACGGACCCCCTGACGGATTCAATGCTAGGTTCCGCACACCAAAAAGGGCCGCCCCTGGTCGACAGGACGGCCCGCTTACTCCGGATTGTTTAAACGGTGCGAGGCTCAGACACCTTCTTCACCTTCGAGGTGTAGTCGACATCCTCGGGGGAGCAACGAATCACGTTGTCACCATCCTCGGGTCGGCGCTTCGAGTAGTAGAAGCCACCGGTAACAGGAGAAGCGGGGTTCGGCGGCATCTCGCGGTCATAGCACACGACTACGTCAGCTTCTTTGATCTCAATCAGCCACTTGTCGACCTGACGAGACTTCGCCTCGGGAATCACGTCTCCCTGATCTCGTCGGCTCAGGTAGCGAAGAAGGACGGCCGGGCGTGCGTGAGAGTGGTCCTTCTTCACCTTCCATGGGAGGTACCGCGAATGGTCGGGGCGAGTCTGGACGCCACCAGCGTCCCGAAGTCGCCAGTAAACGGCCCCTCCAGTAGTGCCGTACTCCTCGGCAATCTCGGCATACGTCAAGCCTTGCTCGCGCATCTTTAGCAGGACGTTGTTATCGGGCAGTTTTCTCGGGGCCGGCATGGGGGTTGCCCTTTCATTGATTGGCAAGTTTCATGTCGATCTTGAAGGTACCGAAGTACCTGACAACCTGTCAACGAATCTAGCTACCCTGACCGCGTGGCTAGCTTCAATGCAACTATACGCACTGTCACCGAATGAAGGTTGCGCTAACCAGCTAAATAGCTAGCTTCGAGCTGGTCACAATTCGTTCGAACGTTCGAAACGGGTTGCCCGAAGAGGGGTTGCGGACCCCTTCGAGGGGCCGCTACCTTACCCCGTAAGAGCTGCATTTCCGCAGGTCAGAGCGTGTTTTCTGGTTGTAGTCAAATATAGGTTCAATGCTAGGATCACCGACCAGAGACACGCCCCCACCTGTGGCGATGCAGGATCGTGTCATTTGATCCGGAGGTCACGAATGCCGCGAAGCAGTACACCCAGAGTGAGCGAAGCAAAAGCTACGTTCATCCGGCACCGGTCCGCTTCGTCTCAGTCTCGCCAGGTCCGATACGGGTATGTCAGCATCCTGAACCGCTTCGAGAAGGCCGTGAAGGACTGCCACACCGGCTCGGTTCGGGCCCACCACATCGAAGAGTTTTGGTACGGCGAAGGGGGCCTGTCGGACACGTGCCAGTCTCAAACCCTCGGGAAGTACCGCAACGACATGAAGCAATTCCTGTCGTTCGTCTACCG